TCGGGTCCAGTAGGTAAATAGCTACTTGGAACACGTAGTCCACGTGCTAATCTATTGTTGAAGTAACGTAAGTCATCAATCTCACCCAAGTTCTGACCACCGGGTAGTAAATCAACACTACTTCCACGACCATCAGCAGTAACTGGGAAGAAGTAATCTTCATTCATACTTAATGGATTATAGGTAGCATCAACCATACTACCGCCACCGTGTGTACTTGGTATACGTCTTTGGTGAATCTCATTCTTAATACGTTCAACGAATGCCATAGCCATGTGACTTGGCATATTACCAACGTCAATCTTAAACACTCTACGTTCTGGTGCACGTTGTACACGATAGATTAATACCGCATCTTCTAGTAATTCTTTTTGCTTATAAACTTTAAAGATGTTCTCTAATATTGACTGACCAAAAGGCCAAAAACGATCTAGACCTTCTGTTAAACTTAAATGAACAACGTGTTTAGAATCAATTGCGGCTTCGTTAAAGCCTAAACTGAATCTTGAACCAGTTGTGTTATATGGCATACTTGGAACAGTATATCCGCCACCACCGCCGGTTCCACCGCCACCTGTACCACCCAATCCAGTTGCAGGGTTAGCGGCAAAGTCTGTATTTGTTTTCTGTGCTACAACTAGATTTTCTAAGTTAATGTTTAAGTCTTTGATAACATACTGCTCAGGTTTTTTACCTTCGCTTTCATTAACAATAACTTTAATAACTTTGGTCATATCGACCCAGTATAACTTAAAGTTTTCTGGGTCACGAACAAAAACCTGATCCCCGTACTTTAAACAATTTCTAAATATTTTAAAGATACGTGTTTCCATTTCATTCAACTTACACCATTGTTGTAGTTGAGTTTTTAGTAAATCTACTTCGTGTGGAGTAGGCTCTTCACGCCATTCTAAACTGAAAGGAGTCTTATTATGTTCATTTTTCTGTGTGCTGAATTCACTTATAATATCTAAACAAGCATTAATTTCAGCGTCTACATCCATCATTTCATATTGATTATAGCGTTCAATACGATTTGGGTGACCTGTATATACTTCTGGTAAACGACTTCCATAGTTCTTGTATCCAAAATCTTGATTGCTATAATTAGTAGCTGAGTTTTGCCCAGGGCCATTCCAAGCGCCAGTGACACTACCGCCACCTAATGGGCTCATCTGTCCGGATTGATTAACTCTAGTGAAGTGTTTTTTGTATGTCATAATATAGGTCTATTCAGTATTTAGTTAAGCTTTTGAATACTGTAATAATTCAGTTTGTATACTATTACTGTCAGATTGGGCATCGATGAAGTTATCCATTTTTTCTACAAACATTTTCATTAAATCAATCATTTCGGCATTTGAAGAAATTATATTTTCCGTAGTTGAACTACTTGAAGATGTACTGAATTCCTTTGATAATTCTGATGCTGAGGTTTTAGCTAATTTAGTAAGTATAGAGTCCGGATCTAGTGGTGCTACTATTTCATTACCATGAAATGTTGCTTCTACTGGATAACCTGAAGCTGATCCACTAACCATAGCACCGTCACTAGCTTGAAAGTGTACTGGGTCGTTAGGTACTTTTTGTGATAATCCTTGTTTATTAAATGCGGCAACAGCAGCCGAATCATTATAGTTTTGAATATCAACTGCGTGACCTTTTTCGTGTAAACTACGTCCAGGCTTACCAACTGGCATACCTGTTTTTCCACGTGCAACCCAGTTATCATATAATCTTTGTTGATCTTCTGAAGATCGTTTAGCACTATTAATAATTATCATATTACCGGTAACTGAATTGTATTCAGTTGCGGCTGCGATTACAGCATCTTTAAATGTAGGATTTAATCCTTCAAAGTTTTCTTTACTACCTGAATTAGAACCAAATTTTAATATTTTAGATAAGTCAACTGCTTTTGCCGACGTATTTTTATCTTCAGAACCTTCTGGTGGCTGTGGCGTTGGTTTTGCTCTATTACCTTCGTTACCCATTGCAACTGGTGATGCCGCTGGTGATGCCGCTGGTGATGCCGCTGGTGCTGCCGCTGGAGCTGCCGCTGGAGCTGCACCAGGTGTGTTTTTATTTAAATAATTGGTCTCGTTTTTAATTCTATCAGCCTGAGCCTGTTTTGTCATATTGCCCAAGAAAAAAGCATTACCAGTCTTTTCAATACCACGAAGAACACCAGATTGCATTTTTTCACCTGTGGACATCTTTGCCCAATTAGCATCATCTTGCTTTTCATCAACTTGAAGATCGTTACCTTCTTTATCTTTACCAACACCTAGTTTACCTAAACCGTAATCAACTGCGGCCCCACCTGCTACCGCAACCCCACCTCTAAGTAGTTTACCACCTAAACTTTTTAGTTTACCAAATTTACCTGCTCCGGCTTTGCCTCCACCGTCGGGTCCTGTTGCCATATCTGCAATTGTACCCAATGTGCTCTTTGCGGCTAATGCACCCAATGCAAGTGCGGCTAATCCAGCGGCAGTAACCAATGCTGTCATAGCTATTGTCAACGCATTAAAGCCTGACATTAGAGGATTACTTTCTAATAAAAGAGTTTCTAATGCTCTGTTAAATTCAATAGTTAATGTAGTTGATTTATTTCTAGCTATTTGTGCTGGATCTTCTGCGGCTGTCGCTCCTGTAGTTCCCTCACTTGGTTTGCCCATATTTAATTTGGCAAGTCTTTCAGCTTCTTTTTCATCTCGTCCGGCTGTTACACCGGTTTTTGTAACTAAATCTTGATTAAGACCGAGCGCCTTGCCCATATCTTGACCACCAAATTGCAAGCTAGTTCCAAATTGAGCTAAATTTTGACCTACTTTTGTTTGTACTGTTTTATAAGTATCATTGAATAAGTTAGCAACTTCTTCACCTGGTTTAGCTTTCTTAAGCTGTGCCGCAACTTCTGTAGCATCTATACCTAACTGTGCAATACCTTTAGTAGATTCATCAAATGCACCAGTTCGCATTACTTTAGCTAACTGTAATCCAGTCTCTTCACCTAATCTTACAGTAGCATCAGTAATGAACTGTTTTCTAGCTTTTTGTTCATCTTCTAGTGCTTTCGCTTCGTCAAATCTTTTTTCTGCATTCAACTTACGAATCTTGTCATCTTCAATTCTAGTTTGGATAACCTCTTCATACGCTAGATTAGCAATCTGCTGTTCTTTTGCAATCTTATCAGCATCTTTACCTGTCAATGCACTTAATCGTAATAGATTTTCTGTATATTCTAATGATGATTTTCTTAACTTGTCTCCATCTTTTGCTTGATTAACTAATGATTTACCTGACATACCTTGCAGTGCAATGTATTCAGATTGTTTTTCCATTAGTTCTTCTTGACCAATACCCAATCTTTGAAATGCTTCACGTTGCTGATTGGTAACAGCAAGCATAGCCATGAATTTCTTTTGCCCATCAGCAGTAGTTGCGCCTAAACTAACAATACCTTCGCCGGCTTTTTTAAGAGCCTTGGGCATTAGTCCAAATTGTTCATTACTAAGACCAATCTTAATACCCATTTCAGCGATACTTTTAGCAGTATGGCCTCCGGCAGCGCCCATCTTGTTAAATTCATCTGTAGCTTTGAGTGAATTATCTGCTTGCTTAGTGGCTTGTTGTGCCGCCATTGTGACACCTTTGATTAATCCACCTATAGCTAATCCAACTAAACCAAAGTTTTTACCTAAACTTAATGCGGCATCTCCTGCACTACCTAATGCGTCATTGTATTTTGCAAATTCAGTAGATGTGTTATTCAAACCTGTAGCAAAACTCTTAAGTGAAGATGTAGCTTGATCTTTTGCATCTGACATATTCTTTGCAGCCGCTTTAGCCTTTCGTTGGGCTTCAGCATATGACAGACTTGCTTCAGTACCTGATATTACACCTTTATTATAATTTTGTTGCGATTGGCTGGCTTTAGTGGCGGCATCTCCTAGACCACTTAGTTTCCCACCGGCGTTATTCATAACGTTGGTTAAGTTTTCAACAGCGTCGGTTAGTTGTCTTGCGGCTTCTGCATCCATAATATTTTAAGCACCTTTTTATCCACTAAATATATCATTAGTATTTAGCATTGGGTAAACACCCGTTTTTTATCAAGGATAACAATGACTATTCAAAACAACCCCTTAAAACAATATTTTCGTAGACCTGCAATTTATTTAAAACTTCCCAGTGGTGGTAAACTGTATGCACTTGGAGTAGTAAATATTCCAGAGTCTGGCGAACTAGCAGTATATCCTATGACCGCAATTGATGAGATTAGTTCAAAAACACCTGATGCGTTATATAATGGTACTGCTATGGCTGATATTATTAAAAGCTGTATACCTGATATCAAGGATCCGTGGTCTATTAATAGCATTGATTTAGATGCAATATTGATTGCTATTAGAGCGGCTGCAGGAGGTGATGATATGTCTATTTCATCTGAATGCCCAAGTTGTAAAGAAGTTGCTGAGTATGGTGTTAATTTAGTTGGAATATTAAGTCAACTTAAATCTGCTGATTACGAAAAAGAATTAACCATAAACGAGTTGTCTATCAAGTTTAGACCATTATCATATAAAGAAATGAATGAAGCTGGAACCAGTCAAATGGAAGCACAACGTATCTTTATGATGATAGAGAAGGAAGAAAATGAAGCTATACGTGCGGAAAAAACACAAGAAGCACTTAGATTCATCACTGAAGTTACTATGAAAATACTATCAAATACAGTAACTCATATAAGAACTCCTAATGTATTTGTTGAGGAAAAAGAATACATTTTAGATTTCTTAAAAAATTGTGACAGAGAAACATACATTGCAATCAGAGATTATAATGCTAGTTTAAAAGCACAAACAGAAATTAAACCATTAAAAATTAAATGTATTAATTGCCAACACGAATATGACCAACAATTTACATTGAACACATCTGATTTTTTCGGATGAGGCTTCTACACCTTGACCACGAGGGTGTAAAGAAGCTGATAAATGATATGGAACAAGAGTGTGCCGCTATTAAGAAAAATGCTCTTAGTATGAGTTGGTACATGAGAGGTGGAGTAACATATGAAGATGTGTTAAATATGTCCACAATAGAAAGAGAAGAAATTAAGAAAATTATCGATAATAATCTGGAAGTTACTAAGAAATCACAGATGCCATTCTTCTAAACAAACCGTAACTGTTCATTTATCATATCGGGTCATCTCTTGTAAAGATGAACTTCGTTCATCTAAGAACTCACTTCGTTCGTTCTTAATTTTTACGGTTATATATTCTATTTTACTGTTAATCTAATACGGACTATATTGCCGCTTTGAAGCCATGGTAGTGCTATTCAGCACTACCAATGGTAAAGGTTGTTTGCACGCCCGTCATCCGTTGTCATTTCTTCCCCACTTAATTAGCTATTTGATGCTATTAAATGCTACCGGTTGCTCTGTAAAGTTTATGGGACTGTAGTTGAATTTACGCACACTCTGTGTTTCATTCAGCAACGCACATTCTATGACGCAGAAATAAAGTTGTCATAGACTTGTTGAAGGTTCGCTTTGTCGATTGCCTTCTCGGTATTCCGTGTATATCGCTACACACGCTTACTCCAGATCCGTCAGCACAGCACAATCTGTACAAACTCAAGGAGGTCCTGCAACCAGGACGACACATTTTTATTTTAATTAAGTTTCTATTTTGAGGATGTTGTTTGTAACAGTTTGTTTTGACGTGGTGTCTGGTGAGCCTGAATATGCTTTTAATAATGTACTGTTGTTTAAGAAGAAACTGTCAAACTCCATAATTATCCAATCCCCTTGTTTGGGACTTGTATAATATAAGAAATTGTCAGTAACCCATGTTAGTTTGCTTTGTACAGCAATGTAACGACCTTTACGATTGAACTTCATAAAAAGAATGTTACAATCGTCTGGATCAGCTACATCCATGAGTTGTTCTAGCCAACCATCTATTACTTTGCATTCCCCTGAAAGTAATAGATGAAACGGAAAATCAGCATAGAACTTACACTCTACGTTCATCTTAGTAAAAGTCTGTCCAGGAACTATGTCCCCTTTAAAACTTCTAATCTGACCTTCGTGTAGTATTTGAGTTCTTGATTGATTTTTTCCACCGATATAAGCACCTGAACCGGGAGCACGAATGAATGATTCACTGTACTTCTCTGAAAGATATTTAGCAATTTCTCGCTCAAAACCTGAACCTTTTGCTTTTTGTGGACTTGGCATACTATTACTTATCATAACATTACTGTATAAATTATTTTATTTCTATTTCTCGATACCATTGATTTGTAAAAGTAGTACCAGTAGTGTTCTTTAAACAAGATTTTTTGCAAACAC